TGCAAATGACTAAGGAATCACACATCGGCGGACATACGCGCACGCGAGTAATCGTCCGTTCGTCGACTCGATCGTGACCGGCAGCGTTTGGACGATTTAACATAATGATAGTTATGCGCCGAAGTAAGTTGGTAAGTATTGACGCTAAGTCGTTGATTTTATTGACATCGTTTCGACCCTGTGGACAAGTCACATTTCGTTCTCGGTCAGATGGTCAAAAATTGAACACGAAAAAACGGTCATCTGTGGATAAGTCGGTCGATCGACCCCCCCCCGGTCGTTTTTTTTGACGGGCGGCGACGGTGGCTGGTAAACACACACCGACGGACGCCCCCCGTACCCACGCTAGGAGTGATATGAGCGACACGCAAAATTCTGAAAATCCATTCGTCGACTTCATCAAGAAGTACAGGCACGACCCCGTTTCCTTCGTCAAAGACGTCTTCAAGGCTGACCCTGATGAATGGCAGAGCGAGTTCCTTGAGGCGATCAGCGACAACAACCGGCGAATCAGCGTCCGCTCGGGTCACGGAGTCGGTAAATCCACAGCTGCTAGCTGGGCGATGCTCTGGTATCTGTTGACGCGATATCCAGTCAAAGTCGTCGTCACCGCCCCCACGTCCAGCCAGTTATTTGACGCCTTGTTTGCTGAGATTAAGCGTTGGGTGAAAGAGATGCCGAAAGCGCTGCAAGAGTTGCTCGAAGTGAAGTCTGACCGGATTGAGTTGCGACCGTCCCCCACGGAGGCGTTTATATCCGCCAGAACGTCACGCGCCGAACAGCCTGAAGCCTTGCAGGGAATTCACTCGGATCACGTCATGCTGGTTGCCGACGAAGCATCCGGTGTTCCCGAGGCTGTTTTTGAAGCAGCTGCCGGTTCCATGTCCGGGCATGAGGCGGTGACTATTTTGCTCGGTAACCCTGTACGCGGAACCGGGTACTTCTATGAGACGCACAACCGCCTGCGCGACGAATGGTTCACGCTACATGTGAACTGCGAGAAGTCGAAACGCGTCTCCAAGGAGTTCGTCCGCGAGATGGCGATCAAGTACGGGGAAGAGAGTAATGCGTACCGCGTCCGCGTGCTGGGCGAGTTCCCACTGGCGGATGACGACACCATGATTCCGTTCTCTGTTGTCGAGCAAGCGATGACCCGTGATATCGAGGTCGATCAGTTCTCGCCGATGACTTACGGTCTGGATGTCGCCCGATTTGGCTCCGATAAATCCGCGTTAGCCAAGAAGAAGGGCAACGTCATCACCGAGGTGAAGAAGTGGCGCGGCATGGATTTGATGCAATTAGTTGGTGCGATTAAGAGCGAATACGACGCAGAAGAGACTCACGATCGACCTGTATCGATTTATGTTGATTCGATCGGTCTTGGATCGGGTGTCGTCGATCGGCTCAGAGAACTCGGGTTACCGGCTGTCGGGATCAACGTCTCCGAGACCCCGGCGATGAAGTCGTCGTATGTGAATCTGCGTGCGGAGTTGTGGGGGAAGATGAAGCATTGGCTGGAACAGCGTAATTGCGCGATCCCAAAGGATGATGATCTGTTGGCCGATCTGACGGCTCCGCGTTATACGTTCAACAGTTCTGGACGCTTACGCGTCGAATCGAAGGACGAAATGAAGAAGCGCGGTCTCGCATCGCCCGATATGGCAGATGCGTGTATACTGACTTTAGCCGGTGATGCGGCTGTTGGAATTTACGGTTCTGCGTCGGGATCGACGTGGACGAAGCCATTAAGACGATTACTCAAGGGAGTTGTTTAGATGCCAAACGTAGCAGGAAAGAAATATCCATATACAGCAGCTGGTAAAGCAGCAGCTAAAAAAGCCGCTGACAAGATGAAGTCAAAGAAGATGGTCGCCAAGCGTTCATCGAAGAAAGGTACGCGGACCGCGTAGTGGCTGCCAAGAAAACGAAGTCGCCCACGCCGACAAACAAGACGTTGTATTCGCGTGTGAAGGCTGAGGCGAAAAAAAAGTTTGATACCTACCCATCGGCTTACGCGAATGCGTGGCTGGTGCGTGAGTATAAGAAGCGCGGCGGGAAGTATTCGTGAGCCTGTCGGATTGGTTTAAGAAGGAAGATTGGGTTCGGATTTCGACGACTGGAAAGATCGCTGGGAAATGCGGGACGTCCAAGAACAAGAAGAACCCCGATCGCTGCTTACCGCGTGCCAAGGCTGAATCATTGACGCGTGCGGAGCGTGCAGCAACCGCGCGGAAGAAGAAGGCGGCAGGGTCGAAAGGTAAGACTGTGGTCGCGAACACGAAAAAAGCGAAGGTGCGTGGACGTGGCTAAACCAGCAAAAGGTAAAGCAAGGGTCAAAGTGACCTCGACAGGTAAGAAAGTGTCATATGGCGCGAAGGGTGCGAAAGTCGCTCCCGGTACTGCGAAAGGCGACGCCTACTGCGCTCGATCGGCAGCGCAGATGAAGCAATACCCGAAAGCCGCCAAAGACCCCAATTCACCACTACGTCTATCGCGTAAGCGTTGGGCGTGTTCCGGAAAGAAGAGTGTGAAGAAGTAATGGACAGACAAGGTTTGTTGGACATCGCTGCACTAGCTTCATCTCCCGTTCCAGTCGCTGGAGATGTTATGGGGCTGCTTGCAGATGCATACAATTACTATGCAAATCCAGAGGAAATCACGCCAGCGAATATCGCGCTATCCGCTGCTGGACTTTTACCGTTCGTCCCAGCAAGGTCGGCAACTCGCGTAGCAGGAGACGCAGTTGACACGGCTTATCGCATGGCGCATCAGCCAACGAGAGGTGCAAGACTTGATGATCTGACCGTTGGACCTGACGGTGACGGATTCTTCCCTAGTGACTTATATAGCCCTCAAGGTAAGCAATACTACGGAAGCGGGAACCCAGATTACGATGACGAAAGCTATGATGCGATTAGTCGAGCATACGGCGACCCAGATGCAGAGATCACGATTTATCGTGGTGTGCCGAAGGATGTTGACGATATCAATTCCGGTGACTTTGTTACTTTAAGTAAGAAGTATGCGGAAGACCACGCTTCATCTGGTTACGGGCCGATGGGTGATGAATCGGGTAAAGTGCTTTACAAGAAGGTCAAAGTTAAAGATGTGTTTAGCGATGGCAATGACTTGAACGAATTTGGGTATTTTCCAGAATGAGTTTGATAGCAACGATTCGCCGCTTAGTTGAAGCAGGATATCCAGAGTCAACGGCTCGCAAGATAGCTACTGGAGAGTTGCCGATGGACGAGGCGAGCAGGCGCGAAAGAGCGATGCAGCAGGGGAAAGCATTTGATGACCCCATGATTCATAATAGCCCGGTATCTGGGATATTGGATTTCAAGCCATCGGAAAGTGGTCGTATGGGTCCGGGAGTGTACGTTACGCCTAGGGACGATTACGCCACGTCACTTGGCGTAATCGTTATAACTTGGTAACAGAAAACAAACCGGCGACTTATCAGCAGCATCTAGAACTCAAAGCTGAAATATCCAGAGACCTTATTGACCAAGGCGTTGACCCCCGGATGGCGTATCGTCTCGCGGCATCTGAAGCCAACAAGAGGCTGGCCGATCAAGGATACACAACGATCGAAATGACTAACCGGCGGACAGGCAATGTGGATGAAGTCGTCATTCTCGATAGAGCGAATATCCGCGACCGCGACCGCGCCGCTTTCGACCCAGACGAAATAGGTAATCCAAACATCATGGCATCCCCAGCGCCAGTTGGTGCAGCTGCTGGGTTGCTTGCATCCGAAGCCGCTACCCCAGCGGGTGAGTTGAATCCGTTGCTCGCAGTGCCTGCTGAAGTCAGTTCCGCGCTCGGCGAAGCGATCGTCGGGACGGCTGATTTTCTTGGTCCAGACACGATCAACGCGATTTCTGAATTGATGGGATCGGACTACCGTATGCCACGATTGTCTGACCAAGAACTAGTTAGGTTGTATACTCAAGGCGGATACATGGACGAAGGGTATGGACGAGATGCGATCCGTACAGCAACCGGACTCCTTTCACCACTTTAAGGTAAGAAGATGGACGAATACGGCAAAACATCACCAATCGATCAAGTCGAAAGCGAACTGAAGGAGCGCGACTTAATCGAAAACCCAAACGAGATGGCGGAAACCGAGTTCCAAGGAATCGTCACCGGCGAAGTTCAAGACGCGATCGATTACATCGACAACAGCATTTCGCTTGATCGGAACACGGCTTCCGAATACTACCGAGGCGACCCGTTCGGCGACGAAGAAGAAGGACGTTCTAGCGTTGTCTCGATGGATGTACGCGACACCGTACAGTCGATTTTGCC